TTTCTATCTGAGAATCTATAAAGTAATCATAATAACTTACTGAATATGGAGAACTTACTTCAAGACCTGAAGGAACAATCGTAACTCCCTGACTGTTTTTAATTTCTGAAGTTTCATAGTGATGAATGCCATTATAAAGAACATCATAATCACCATATTTTTCAACCAAATAACGATCTAAATCATCTTGTAGAAGCGGCCATTCTGATTGAATATTAACGATATTGTTTGATAGTAAAATCACCCAATCAAGAGTTGATTCACCATAAAAATCTTCTGCAACATTATCAGGACGATCATTTCCTTGTATTTGATACTTCTCAAAAAATGCAAGTTCCTGAAAAATATCGGGACGAAGACTTCCTTTCTTAAATAAATTTTTGACTTGTATATAATCTGATATGTTCTTGGATTCTGCAATCCGACTTACATATTCAAAGTTTGGAATCTGACGGAAATAAGATGCCATTTTAATATCCTATATGATTAAATGATCCTTTGGCACCTTCCATAGTTTCATAATCATCATCAAAGATTGGTTCAAGTTCATTAAAACTAAGTGAAAGTTCATATGCAGTCATAGATCTTCCATCGGGACTGGAATCGTCATAACTCATATATTGACCATCAGGGGTATAATTAACACTACAATTTGTAAGAGCACATTCTTTAAAACGATTTAGATATGGGTGATCTTTTGTTGATGTTAAATAACTAATTCTAAAAGTGTGTGGTGATTTTAGAAGAAGAACAGATTCACTTCTTTTTACTGACATTGCTTGTTTAAAAGTTCTTATAATGGATCTTACCATTTGAGCTTCGTTTTTTGATCTTGGAGTCATTTTAAAACTAAACGAAAACTCTCTAAGTGATGGCCCATTAAAGAGAAGTTCCAAACTTGAGTCAACTGCTAATCCTGCTACTCTTGAAAGAAGACCAGTACCACCCAGTGCTGCTTCTGATGCTTTTATCGCAATCAGTGCTGTAGTAACATCTTTGTTTGCTGTAGCTGCTTGTAAATTTTTCCCGGCAGCATTTGCACCAGCCTCTCCTCCTCCAGCAATCATTGCCATAGCAGTATCTGCGAATGCAGCCTCTACTGGATTAAGTTGACTCGATCCCCAATCCACAGAATTTCTGTCCGTTATTCCTCCACTGGGCATTGGTAGAGTAATTGTTGTTAATATATTTTGGTTCTTATTCTTACTGGCACTTGTTCTAAGAGTTGTGTCTTGTGCTCCTATACCCAATTTACTTGGAACATATTGAATAATTTGAAATTTCATACAATCTTGTAACTTAGCATTCATATTCACTGGATATTTTAAGTTTTCTTCTGGATATTTTTTTCTACCCTTATATGTTCCTGCATTATCTATTAATTGTTGTACTTGGGTTGCTGTTGCTGTTGCGTTGCCCCCTGCTCCTGCTGCTGTCGGATTGCTAGTTGAGACACTTGGACTAATGACACCCACTTTTTTTTGTTGTTCTGGAGTTATTTTTTCCAGCACATCTCCAGTTTGACCCAGAGCATTTCTACCTTTTCCTGCAGAAAGAGTTGTCTGAACTTGTGCCTGAGTATTTTTGGCAATATTTCCACCAGGGCCCATAGATTTTTTAAAATCTTCTCCTGCCTCACTTGTATATGTTTGAGTTTTTCCTCCATCAGTTGTGGTTGAAGCAAGAACATACTGATCAAGTGTTCCTGTTGGACCTCCAGGTTTTGGTTTTATAATATAAGTTTCTGTTTTTGCTCCAGTATATGCAGGCCCTTCACCAGTAAGAGTTGTTACCGTCCTATGATAAATTTTAGTTTTTTTATCACCAACTTCCGTTGCTTGTTGATCACTACAATATTTTCCAGGAGGACATATGAATTCTGCCATCAGAATACCTCCACACTAATGAAGGTGTTTGAAATATATGTCTTCTCTCTTCTAAACATAGACATAAGAGTTTTATTTATTTAGACGGAATTTTGCATAAGGTATTGCGAGTAGTTCATCAAGTTCGTTATATTTAACAACATGAAGTTTTCCTGAGACTTCTGCCCAAGTATATTGCCTTGCCTTTCTCCAATGAAAATTAATTGCCTTAAATCCCCATTTCTCTAATGAAGTACAAGCAATTAATGGGTGTTGGTCATATTCTATTTCTGGTGTTTTTGGATTATACATAAAAGTATAAAACTTTCCTGGTTCTGGATATAAAACTTCTTCTTTAAAAAATTCCATAATTAAGAGCATTAAATCTTCTGGGTCATTACTCCCTTGCTCTTCAATTTTCTTTTTAAGTTCTCTAACTCTTGCTGTGGATGAGTTGTCTATATACTGACCAAATCCTTTTTGTGCCATTATTCTACCCGAAAAGTTCCTGTTCTGTAATGACTTTAAACTCTAACATTCTATCAGCACACCATTCTTGAATTGCATTCCATTTTGCTTGATTTACCACATAAGTATTGACCTCGTGAATAAAGGTCTTTGTTTGCTTATTTCCTTTGACTGGTGGGATAGTTTGTTTTCTTGGTTTTATTTCTATTACATATTTTTTAGTTTTATTATCTTCTAAAACTTCTATGATAAAATCTGGGAAATATCTACATACTTTTTGTTTTACTGGATTATAATAAGGAACACAAAATTCTTCAGACCCATATCTCAAAATATTAGGAGACCTATCACACCACTGCATAAACTTAAGTTCCCAACTACTACGATATACTATATTTCCACAATCACCAATATATTTTTCAGGATTTCTTGGATGAAAATGTCCTTGATGATATTTTGAGTCACGAGGCATACTTAACTCCTACCATACCTACACTACATAATATATACTCTTAAGATATTTATAAATGCCTGCAAAAGTTAGTGTAGATAAAATCAAGGCAAATCTACTTCGTCCTGCTCTCACGTCTCACTTTGAGGTTGAAATACAAAAACCAAGTGGATTAAGTGATGGATATTTAAGTGCTAATGGTTTGCCAGGTTTTACCGGAAAGCAATCAAAATTGAACTTGTTGTGTTCCGAGGCAACTTTGCCCGGTTCATCATTAGCAACTCACGAGAATACTGGTGATTTTACTGGAGTAACTGAAAAATTTGCCTATCGCAGATTATATGACGATAGAATTGATTTTACTTTTTATGTTGATGCTGATAATTATATTCCAATTAGATTTTTTGAAACCTGGATAAAATTTATTGTTGGAGAAAGTCAAGCTCCAAGTAAAGACTCTGGTAAACTTTCATCAAAACTCTCAAATTATTTCTATCGGGTTAGATATCCTAACGATTATATTGTTGAAAAAGGACTTAAAATTACCAAATTTGAAAGAACTCACGAAGGAAATACTTTAATTTATAATTTTGTGAATTCATATCCAATAGCAGTCACATCAATGCCAGTTTCTTATGAGGCATCTTCATTATTAAAATGTACTGTGTCCTTTAGTTATATTCGGTATTATATTGAGTCTAAAGATGTAGCAGGAACATCAGATTCTAGATCCAGATCTCCAAATGGAGCAGCAGATAGTCCATATACAGGAGCACAAAATGATGAAATAGAGGCACTTGATATTGAATATACTCAAGCACTAGCATCTGGAAATAATGATAGAATTGAGGCAGCAGATATTGCAGTAACTCAATTCCAACAAACATTACAAAGATAACCTCCAATATTCTAGTCTAAATAACCATATCTGAAATTATATTGGACATTATGCCTTTACCAAAACCGACGACTCCGATTTATGAACTTGAATTGCCTTCTACTGGTGAATCAATTAAATATAGACCCTTTCTTGTTAAAGAAGAAAAGGTACTGTTGATTGCACTAGAAAGTGAAGATACTAAACAGATTACTACTGCAATCAAAACTGTAATTAAAAGTTGTATTCTTACTAAAAATATTAAAGTTGAAGCACTTCCAACTTTTGATATTGAATACTTATTCTTGAATATTCGTGGTAAATCTGTAGGAGAAGAAATTGAAGTTAATATAATTTGTCCTGATGATGAAGAAACAAATACTCTTGTAAAGATTGATTTGGATTCAATCAAGGTTCAAAAGAACGAAGATCATACCAATCAAATTAAAATTGATTCTACAATTATGATGGAAATGAAATATCCATCTTTGGAGCAATTTATTAAGACTAACTTTGATTTTAAAAATGATAATACGATGGATCAATCTTTTGATTTGATTTCTTCTTGTATTGATAAAATTTATACAGAAGAAGAAGTGTGGATTGCTGCTGATGTTACAAAAAAAGAACTAATTGACTTTTTGGAGCAATTAAATTCTTCACAGTTTAAGCAAATTGAAAAATTCTTTGAGACTATGCCCAAACTTTCTCATAAAATCAAAGTTACAAATCCAAAGACCGAAGTTGAAAGTGAAGTTATTTTAGAAGGGTTAGCAAGTTTTTTCGCATAGCCCTGGTCCACATGGACCTTGAGAATTATTTTCGTCTTAACTTTGCCCTAATGCAATATCATAAATATTCACTTACAGAAATTGAAAATATGATACCTTGGGAAAGGGATATTTACGTTGAATTATTAAAACAACACTTAGAAGAAGAAAAACTCAAACAACAACAAAATGGCTAACCGAGTTGAAAAGTTAAGAAAGGCATATGAGTTTAAACTCGGTGAAGATATTACGTCTAAACTTTCTGATGAGCAGATTGCTTTAATTTCCAAGCATTATAATTCTCTAACTAAAGAAGAACGAAGTCAGATAGACAGTTATTTTGTTATGGGAAAGACAAACGATCTTTCCGAAATGGCAAATGGATTTATTGAGGAAAATAAACAATCATCATCAAAGCAACCTCCTATAGCAATCAAAGAAAACTCACCAACAATAATTGGTACTGAGAAAAAAATTACAGCAGAAAGTTTTAAAAATAAAACTTCTCTTGATGTAATTGAAAGAATACAAGAAACTATTGAAAGTATTTCTAAGGTACCTCAAGAAACTATTGAAAGTATTTCTAAGGTACCTCAAGAAACTATTGAAAGTATTTCTAAGGTACCTCAAGGAATACAAGAAACTATTGAGACTATTTCTAAAATACCTCAAGAAACTATTGAAAGTATTTCTAAGGTACCTCAAG